TTTTTTTCTTTTTTTAGGTTTCTTTTTTTTGTATTACCTTTGGCGTTAGAGCTAGGCAAATATGGTTTATAACGTTTATTAATAGATGTTCTACTAGCAATAGGAGTGCTTGTTATATAAGCATATTCAGACAGTTGTTCATCTAATTGTCCACGTTCACCTTTTGTTCCATCACTAATTGCTGTAGTTGTTTTACCTGTACGTTTATCCCAATCAAATTTTTTACTAACTATTGTGAGATCATTTAAATCAGTTGTAACGCGATTTTTATGTAATAAATTAATTAATGTATCTGCAGCTTCTTCTCTATTTGTTAATGGGATATTATGTTTGTTAACTAATTTTAGTATTCCTTTTAATGTTTTATTAGGTTCATGATCTAAACTATTATATAATGTATCTATTTGTTTTTCTGTATAATTATACCGAGGCAATTATATTATTAAAATATTTTAATAATATAATTTATTCATAATTATATTATTAAAATATTTTAATAATATAATTATGAATAAATTATATCAAAACATATTATTATATGGATTAAATATTAGTTATATTTTATATTTTATAGCAATGTTAGGTTTAAGTTCTTTAGCGCCTCAATATCTCTCATATTTAAGAATATTTTTAAAAATTTATATAGCATTATTATTAATATATTTTTATAATCCAATTAGTTATAAAAAGAAAAATTTTACTGATTTTGATAGAAAATTAGTATTTTCCGCGGGTATTTTCTTATTATTATCAACAACAATAGTTAATAGTATTGAAATTTATTTACAAGATAAAACTAGTTTAATTACTAGTTTCTACGCGTTCGAGTATTAGTTAATTTTCTTTTATTTCTACTATTTTTAGATTTCTCTCCAAGAAATTTTTTAATGTTGTTTTCTATATTTTTATCAACAGTAGTTTTATTTAAATATTCAAAATTATTTTTAGATAATATTTTCATATAATTAATAAAATCATATTTTGTTTTATTAAACCGATTAAATAATTTTGTATTTTCTTTAAAATATTTCTCTATAAGTACATCATATGCAATATAATATGTATAATGCTGTATAGATATATATCTTACATTATTATGTATCATATCAGGATGATGTTGATCATCAATAAAACATATTTGTGCAGTAGATGGTAATTTAGTGCAACTCAATAAATCTTTGTAAGATTTACTATATGAGCTTCTACAAACTTCTACAATCTTACCATTAACTTTAAAGGCTCTAATTATTTGATCAAATAATTTGTATTGTAATTTATTATGTATATAAGATACAATAATATTAACCCAATAATTAGGACCGTTATTATTTGTATAAATCATTACATAATCACACTCACCGGCTATTTTCTTTTTTTTTATATATTTTAATATTTTAAATATATTAGTTCTGAAAAATTCAGGAAATAAATCTAAAAAACTAAAAAAATAATTTTCATGTAATTTTTCACTATTTAAAAATTTTTTTAAATGATACCAAAATTTATAAGGTTGATCAAAATGTCCTAGCGTTTCATCTAAATCAAATACAATAGAATATTTCTTCTTAGTCATTAAAATAGTTATTTAATAATATAAATAAATATTTTAATTATTATAAATAAAATATTTATATACTCTATATGAAATTATCAAAACAAGACTATATAGATGTATTAAATTTTTATACAATAAATTTCAATAAAGATTTACCAATAAAAATATTAAAGAAAATGACCGAAAAAATAATAGCAGAAAAACTATGTAGATGTATAAAAAAAGTTCCAAATAAAGGTTTTCCTGAATCAAGAGCAATTGGTATATGTAATAATAGTGTAGTTCAAAAAAAAAAATTAGGGATTTATAAATTTACGTGTAAAAAGAAAAAAGAATTAAAACTAAAAAATAATTCATATCCAAATGAAGATAAAATATTTAAAACAGTTAATGGAAAATTGGGATTAAAATCAAAGAAACAAATAAATAAAACACAAAAAAAAAATTATTTATTTAAATAATCTATTGCTTTTAATAATATCCGTTCTTGATCTGATATTTTTTGAAATATTAAGTTTTCATTTAAATAAATAGTCAAATAATTACTATTATATGTCTTTAAACATATTGATAATCCTTTATCGGTTATTTTTATATCGCATAAAACTGCCCCATTTGTAATTTTAACATTATCAATATTTTTTAAACTAATCCATCTAATATTATTACCATAATTCAAATCTTTTATATCATCTATATACCTATAATCTTTTAATTTTGAATGAAATATTTTTAGATCTGTTTTTTTAATTCCAAGTTGTTGCAAAATATTATTTTTTTGAGCCTTAATATCTTGTATATTAGTATTAATTATGCTTAAATTATTATCATTTTGCAGTGCTTCTTGTAATAAATCCAAATTCATTTATAATTTATTATATATATATATATAATAAATGAATTTTTATATAAAAAATAATAATATTTTTTATGAAGATTACAAAATATTAGATGGTAGTTTATCTTTAATAATTGTTCCTATTGCTATTGTATTGATTCTTAAAAAATATTTAATAGAATATTTTAGTTATATGTTTTTATGCGTGGCAATAATTGGATCTATTGACGCATATTATAGATATGTGATATATAAATATTTTTGGTTGTTTAGTATGGGAGGATTCTTACATTTGTTATTATTGTATCCATTAATAAATATAAAAAAATATATGAAACCTAATAAAATAAATTTCTTACTTGTATTATTAGGAATAATAATAATAACTTTTTTACCATACTGGCCATATGAATTAAAAAAAACAAATATGATTATGCTAACAGTATTAATATATATATTTAGTATTTTCTTATATAAATTTTGTAGCTAGAAATATACATAAATCTTGTATATTACTATTTATTTGTATTATTTTCACTATAAACTTTTAAAGTTCTCGCACTAGCATCATTTGCAGTAACATATTTAGGCATCCAATAATATTCAATTAAATGATCAGTGCCTCGATAGTGTTTATTATAAATATATCTATAATATGCTTGCTCTATTGTAGTAGGTTTATTATTACTAATTGGAAAGTTATTATACATATCTATAACAGATAATAGTTTATTTTGTAATGTAGACTCATGAATATTAAGTTTATTAATTTTTTCATTAATAATTTCATACCAAGATTTGGTTAAACTGCTAACACCATCACTAAATGCTTCTTTTGTTCTCCACAAAATTTCATTTGGTAGAAGTTCAACTGCAAGTTCATGAAATGATTTTCTAACCAAATATTTTTCACATTTATCTTTAGTTGTATTAAAACGTAAATTTCTATCAATTGTTAAATAAAATTCAACCCATTTTCTATCTAAAAATGGAGTTCGTGGTTCAAGACCATGAGAAGAAATACAACGATCACTTCTCAATACATCATACATATAAATATCTTGAAGAAGACGTTTACATTCTTTATCAAATTCATATTCATTAGGTGCTTTTTTAAAATATAAATATCCACCCATTAATTCATCGGCACCATCGCCATTAAATATAACTTTGCAATCTGTATTTTCTTTAATATATTTACCAACTAAATAATTTCCAACACTAGCCCTAATAGATGTAGTATCATATGATTCAATTGTTTTAATAACTTCTGGTATAGCATTAAAGAATTGATCTTCGGTTAAAATAATTTCATGATGTTTAGTTTTAAGATGTTTAGCAACTATACTAGCATATTTAAGATCTTCTGAACCAGGTAATCCAATACTAAATGTCTGTAAAGGTTGATCTGATTTATAAAATTTATTCACCAAGGCAGCAATAAGACTACTATCTAAGCCACCAGATAATAAACATCCAATTGGTCTTTCTGCTGTTCCAGATACACGTTTTTCAACAGCACTCTCAAGATTATCAATTATTTTATAATATAGTGATGCTCTATTAAGATATTTAATATTAGAACACGGGAATGATGTGTATTTTTTATAAGATAAAGTATAATTCTTTGAATTAGTATTATCAAGAATCATAAATGAACCAGGTGGAAAATGATTAATATTTTTTTTTGTAATAAGTAAAGGATATAAAACTTTTAATTCGCTAGCAAATGAAATAATATTATTTTCATTAAAATAGTATAGTGGTCTGACTCCATATGGATCTCTCGCGATTATAACTTTATTAATATTTTTATCATATAAGACAAATGCAAATACTCCATCTAAAATTGAGAGAGTAAATTCGATGCCATATTTTTGATATAAATGAAGTATAATTTCACAATCAGAATCAGTTGTTAATGTGATAGAATTATCTTCTGCAAGCTGTTTAAAATTATATATTTCACCATTACAAACAAGAATAATATTATTTATATCAAAAGGTTGATTGGATTTAGTATTTAAACCATTAATTGCTAGACGATGAAATCCAATATGTAGATTATCATAATGATTAAGAATTGAAAATTCTGGACCTCTTGGTTTACCTTTATCAAAAGAATATGATAAATTAGAAAATGAAGTAAGAGGGTTATCATTTGCATTTAATATTGCAAATATTCCACACATAATTAGCTATAATATATTATGTTTTTGTCTTTAATTGTTTTAAATTTAAGTTTAAATTTAAATTTAAAACAAATTTTAAAATATTTAATTATAGTAAATGAATACAAGTGTTAGATTACAAAATTTTGAAAAATTAGATAATATGAATAGAGATTTATATACAAGAAATATTCCATCTAGCGATATACAACCAAATTTTAATCCAATACCAGTAAGTACAAAATATAGCACATTACCTATTATTGACCATAGAAAAGAAACAAATATTCCAATTATAAATGAGAAATTCTATAATAGTGAAGAAGTTTTTTATCCAGGAACAAGAAAACCAAATTATAGTGGTTTTGCTACAAATGTAGACAAAGAAAGCACATTAAGAAATCAATTTTTTGCTTTACAAGCGGCTGATCAATCAAAATATATACCTCCATCTACAAGTGATTTATATATGAATCCAATAAATTTTCAAACAGTTCCAGTTAATTTAGAAGAAACATTTTTATTTAGTGAACCGGAGTTTGGAAATTTTAATCCAAATCCATCAGTTATTATTGGAAATAGAATATTTGATAATGCAACTCGAGTTCAATTAAAAAATTTAAAATAATTATTTATATTATTAATTATGACTACAAATAATAATATAAATACTTATGATTTATTATTTTTAAGCAATAAAGAATTATATAATAAATTTTTAGAAAAAAAAGAGATAACATATGTAAATATAAATGAAGATGTAATAAAATATAAAAAAGAAATAAAAACAAAAATGAATAAATTATTAGATAATTATTTAAATGATAATAGTGATATAAATAAACTATTGAAATCAAAAAATGATAGTGAGAAATATAAATATTGTTTTTATAATTTTTTAGTAAGTTTAATAGAAAATATAAAACTTCAAGAAATAAAAAAATGTATAAGTAAAGATTTAAGTGGAGTAAAAAATGAATTTAGTTTAAATGTGAAAGATATATGTAGTAATATAATGTGTATTGATATGAATTTAGCAAATGAAAACAATAATATTATAAAAAAAATAACAAATTTAAATGATTTTGTAAATGTTAAAAATTCACTTTATAAACCAAAAATTCTTCCAAAAAAAAGATGATAAAAAATATCATTATATATTAATACTATGAATAAAGATACAAGAAAACATAAAAGTAAGAAATTCAAAACATTAAAATGTGCACCAAAACAAGATGGTAAGGTTGTTACTGATTTAAAAGGTTTATCTTGTTATGGTAAAGAAGAGATATTTAATATGAAAAAAGTTTGGAATAGTAAAAACACTAATAAAATAACTACTAATAATCCAAAGGAAATATGGAAGTTTTTAAAAGATAATTTATCAAGTAAATGTTACAATGAATTATGTTGGTTAAATGACCAAACATTTAATAGAAAAATAAATAAAGATATAGTAATGAAAAATATATTTAGACCATTCTCTCCAGAATCATGGAAAAAAAAACCATATGAATGGTTATCAAGTGTAGATATAATAAAAGTGATGTCTCAATATGAAAAAAGATATAGTAAATTTAGTTTTATAGGACCATCACCTATTGATTTTGATGATAAAAAGTTATTTGGTACTTGTGTATGGGAGAGATTATGTAAATTTGATTTAAGTAAATATATTAAAAAGAATAAAACAAAAATTGGAATAATATTTAATATGGATCCACATTACAAAGACGGTTCACATTGGATAGGATTATTTGTTGATACTGAGAAAAAATTTATTTTTTATTTTGATAGTAACGGTGATAAAATACCAAAAAGAATAAAAGTATTAGCTGATAGAATAATAGAACAAGGTAACAGATTAAAAATTAATTTTAAGTTTATGACAAATGAAGGTAAAGAACATCAACTCAAAGATGGTCAATGTGGTATTTATTGTTTATATTTTATAATTGAACTGTTAAAAGGAACAAAAAAACCGGAGTATTTTAAAAAATACCGAATATCAGATGAAGTAATGAGAGATTATAGAATAAAATATTATAATACTAATTAATATTAATTAAATATTTAATAATAATATTAATGGTTACGTAATTATTTTCTCTTTTTCTTTTTTCCTTGTGCTTTTTTACTTTCTCTAATCTTTCTACTTTCTTGAATTTTTTTTCTACTTTCTTGATATTTTTGACTGGATTGGCGTGTTTGTTTTTTTGATTGATATTTTAGACTGAATTGGTGTTTTTCTTTTACTGCATTTTCTAATAATTTGACAATTTCAATATCTTCTCTTGCCAATGCTATATCTAGTGGTGTTGTTCCATTAATGTCACTCGCTTCAATATTTGCGCCTAATTCTATTAACAATTTTATGACATTAAGGTGTTCCTTTTTTTTCACTTTAAGGTATTTATTTTTTCTTAATTTAAGGTATTCTCTATCGTCATGTAACCCATATAATGCTTCGTGAAGCGGTGTTGCTCCATCTTTGTTTTTTATATCAATATCTGCACCATATATGAGTAATAATTTTACAGTTTCCAATTTACCCATATATGATGCTATATGTAGTGGTGACTTTGGTTTATAATTGTTTTTCGCATTGACGTCTGCACCGTTTTCAATTAACAATTTTAAGATTCCTATGTCTCCTTCCTTCCCGGAAGCATGATCTAGTGGAGTATATCCATTTTTGTCTTGTATTTCAATATTGGCTTTGTTTTCAAGTAACAATTCCACTACTCCTAGATTTTTACGTTCTGCAGTTGATGCTGTATGTAGTGATGTGTATCCATATACGTCTCTAGCTGTAATATCTGCACCATTTTCGAGTAATAATTCGACAATTTCTAGGCGCCCATAATTTGTTGCTATATGTAGTGGTGTTTTTCTATTTTTTTGTAGTATTTTAATATTTGCGCCCTTATCTATTAATAATTTAACTATTTCAATATTCCCTTTTTCTGCTGCTATATGAATTGGTGCATGTCCATTATAATCTAGTGCATTAATTTCAATAATGTTTTCGAGTAACATTTTTACTTCTTCAATATTTCCTTTTTTTATAGCAGGATTTATGTAATAATGATTTTGAAATCTATCCTTTTGTTTTTCTCTTTCTTTTTTTTGAGTTATTTTATTTACAGGTATATTGTCATTTTCTTCTGCTCCAGCATCTATTAATAATTTTTTTATTTCTGCGTATCCATTGTTTTTAGCTACTTTAAGTGGTGTATTTTCAGCAAAGTTTTTAACATTTAGCTCTGCTCCAGAATGTATTAATAATTTTACTATTTCAATATTCTTTTTTGATACTGCTATATGAATTGGTGTAGCACCGGATTCATTTTTATAATTTACATCTGCTCCAGCGCTTATTAATAATTTTACTATTTCAATATTCTTTTTTACAACAGCTATATGAAGTAATGATTTGCCTGAATTATCAATAAAATTTACATCTCCATAATTGTCTAATGCGAATTTTACTTTTCTTAAATTTTCTTCTCTTACTCCTTCTAACAATAATTTATTGCTTTGTAGTTTTAAAATATCAATTTTATTATAATATTCATTTACTTCGTCTTGTAATTCTAGAGGAAGACTTTTATACAATTGTAGTCGTCTTATATGTTGTCTAGTTGTTTTTCCTCTTTTTAAAGATTGTAATTTAGTAGCAGCGTTAGATTTTCTTGTAGAAATTCCTTTAGTATAAGCATTTTGTAATTTAGTAGCAGCGTTAGATTTTCTTGTAGAAATTCCTTTAGTATAAGCATTTTGTAATTTAGTAGCAGCGTTAGATTTTCTAGTAAATTTATTTCTGGCTAATGATTGTATTTTTTTAACAGCTATTACTTTTTCTAATTCTAATTGTCCTTCTTTTAAAGATTTAATTTGTTTTTTTCTACTTTCACTAATAGTTCCAGCTTTTTTCTTATATTTTTTTCTATTGGTTTTAATCATTATAAATATGTTATTATTAATTTTTTTTGAATCTCTCATTTAAATCAGTAAATTTCATATGTATATTTAAATAAATTACACTAAATTACACTAAATTACACTAAATTATGTATTTAAAAATAAAAATCTAATATATAATTATGGATTATATACTTAGTGAAAAAAATAAAGAATTTTTATGGAATATTTTATATGAAAAAAATATTTTTAATGGAATTCCTAATAATAATTTAGATAAAGTTAAAAGTTTATTTGAATCTACAATTACAAATGTATCAGAAAATACAAAAAATAAAGAACTAATAGAAATAAATAAAGAAATATTAGGAATATTAAATACAAAAATTCAAAATTTAAAATATAATTTACTTGAAAGTAAAAATATTAAAGATGAATTTAAAGATGAAAAAATAGAAATTTTTGATAAAAATTTAGAAAATCATAAAAGTTCATTAAATAAATTAATAAATCCTAGTAAACCAAAAGAAATAGATTTTGCTGATGAAACTGATAAACCAATAGATGATAATGAGATGAATAAAATATTAGAACAAATGCAAAAAGAGAGAAATATTGAATCAAATAACCAAGAAATTAAAATTTCTGATAGAAAAATAATAAAAGCAGATAATATTATGAGTGAATCTAATGAAGTTCCAAAATTAAAAATAGAATCTATTGAAAAATTATTAGAATCTGAAGTAGTTAATTTAAACCCGCAATCTGATAAAAGAGTAAATAGTATAATAATTAATGATGATAAATTAAAAAATATAAGTAAATTAATAGAAAATGAATATAAAGAAGAGAATAGAATAAATTCAAATGTTAAATTAGATAATATAAATAAAATTTTAAACAATATATTGGCTAATCAAGAAAAAATTATGAACAAATTAGAGATAATATAATTTAATAGAAGTTAATATGATTTAATTTTTATTTCTTATAAATTAAATTATAAATTATAATTAAACCGGGTAGTAAAACACTATAAAAACACCACTTTATTAAATTAATCATTTAAAACCACTTTATTTTTTCCATTTTCATTAACTAAAATACCAATATGTATCAATTCGTTTTTTGTATATGCATCGTAATCATATACTTTGTTTGTATCTTTATCAAGTGCATAGTTAGTATTTCTAATTTTATATAATTTAATTGCAACTTTTTTCTTATTTAATTGCATAACCTTATCATTATCTTGTTTATTAATATCGGGCGTATACATAAATTTATCTTCGGTGGCATTACCAATAGTGAAACAAGTTAGTTTTTCTTTGGAAGAAGATCTGGAATGAATACTACAATCGATAGCAGATTTTTTAACATTAGTTAATAATTCTTTATTAAGTTCTTCTTTAATAGAAGATATTTCAAATAAGAATTCATCACTGGTTAATACGCGTTTTTTATCTTTTTTACTAACATCATTAAGTTTTAAGTCTATTGAAATGGATTCAAGTTGTTTTTCAGTAAATTTCATTAAATATAAGAATACTTCTACTGTTTGTAATTCTTTAGGTAGTTCGCTGTGACTACATATACGTCTAGCACGACCAATAACTTGTTGATTTCTAACAGGATGCCAATATGGTTCAGTAATATGAACATATCTAACATTTTTCAAACTAATACCTTCTGCACCTGATGATGTAATCATTAAAACTTTAATAACTTCTCCATAAAAATTATTAGGATTAATAGTTTTTAATTGCGTAACAATATTAGATGGAACAACTTTCCAATTACTATTTAATACATTTTTAATAATTTCTCTTTCTTCGGAAGTTTCATCACCGCTGTATGAAGCATACATAGGTTTTCCTATATCATTTGGGTGTATTTCAAATGAATATTCTCCACTAGTAGATTTTTTTAATTTAAATTCAGCAAAACCATTTTGTTTTAAAACAATTTTAAATATTCCAATACCTTCAAGTGTTTTAAATTGTGAATATATTAAATGAATTCCTTTATTAGAAGGGTCAAGTATATTATTTAACATAGTAAAAAATTTTGGACTATATGTAGAGAGTTTATCTAGCGATAAATATTTACCTGAGTTTTTATCAAGTTCCGAAAGAGCTTGTTGTATTCTCATGGGATAAGAGGTATCTTTAACTTGATTTAATTCTTTTTTTATATCTTGTAAATCTTCTTGTTCAAGATTATTATCCATATCATCTAATTTATCTTGAGGTTTGGTATCATCTAAAATATTTTCGCCAACATTTTCTATATTTTCAACAGCATCTATAGCAGATTCAATAGAATCATCTTTATTTGGCATAGGTCGTTTAATATCTGGTTTAGGAAATACGAAGTTACAAAATGCACGAGAGAAAATACGGTAAGTAGAAACGGAATCGCTATAAATATCGTCTTTTTGTAATTTATTTTTGCTTTTTTTAGATTTATTATTTTTCTCAAGTTTTCTTTCTTGTATTCTAGCTTCTTGATATTGACCAAATTGAAAATCGCTCATAGGAATTTGTAGAATTTTAAGTTCGTCATCTTCATATTTAGGCATAAGTTGTTCTTGTGCACTTCTAAAGTAAGATGTTAATCCAATAATACGCATTTTAAACATATCAGTATTTTTCATTTGATTTTTAGTATCAATAAATAAATCTTTGAATGTATCAAAATCATCGGGTAATGTTTTATATGGATTAATTTTAATATTATTACCTTCTATAGTAATATTTTGAGAGTTAAGAATTTCTAATAATGCATCTTTAAATTGTGAAAGATAAAAAGTTTCATTTGAAAACTCAAGTTTATTTTTAGATTCTTTAGAAGTTTTAGTAAAGCCAAAAGGATTTTTAGTAATAGAAAGCTCTTTAGTGAGAGAATTAAATTCAATTGAATCAATATGATTATATATTCCTTTTTTTCGAAATAAATCAATTAAATATTCAAGAGTAATAACTTTACCTGTAATTTTAGTATCTATAATTTTCGTGGTAAATGTATAAATATATCCTCTTAAGATATTAAATAAAATAGCTATTTCATTGGGATAATTAATTATAGGTGTACCAGAGAGAAGTATAATCTTGCAATTCTCGGCCTCCATTAAATAATTGTACATTTTCATAGATAATGAAGATGGGCGTGATATTTTGTTAACAATTCTACTAATAAAATTGTGTGCTTCGTCAATAATAATAACTTTATTAGAAAATGGATTAATTGTGTAATTATTAGTTAATGAAGTTAAATGACTATTTCTTAAACCATTATAGTTAATAAATTCATATTTATATGATATCATTAAATTAACTTGTTCATTAATTTTTTTTTGATCTTCAAAATTAAGAGATTCATAATTAGGTTCTTTTTTAATATTAACAAACCACGCACCATTATTTTTTTTAATAGTTTCTTCGGGTATTTTTAATATAGAACTGAGGGATTTAACTAAATCAGGAGAAGAAGAGGTATCAATAAATTCCCAATATTGATTTTTTTTATACAAATAATCTCCACATTTTTTTAGTTCTTCATAATAATTATCTCTCAATGATGCAGGAGTCATTACTAAAATTTTAAGATCATTTTTTATACCTTCGGCAATAGCAATCGAAGAACAAGTTTTACCTGATCCAAGACCATGATAAAGTAATAGACCCCTGTATGGAGTAATTAAATTAATATAATCGCGAACAATTTTTTGATGCGTTAAAAGTGAGAAATCTTTTTTGAGAGATTCATCACAACTAACAGTAATTTTACCTTCAGCAATATCTTTTTCTTCTAGTAAGAGTTCCTCTTTGTATGGTAAGAATAATTTATTTACTGCATTTATAAATATTTCTCTGTTGTATAAATAATAATCAGGAGTTTGAATTAATATATTTGATTGTAATTTAGGTAATCTATCTTTAAGTTTAGAATCACCAACAATATCATCTTCGCCTGGTTGATAATCAGAAATTAATTTAGATTTCTTTTTATATTCTGTTTTTTTAATAGATTCAATATTGGGTAAATCATGTAATTTAGTTTTATCTTTAGTAGTTTTTGCATTAATACCAAATGGTAATAATTTAATTAATTCATCTGTTTTAACAATTTCAGTAAAAATATCTTCAAGAAGAGGTTTTGGTTTAATAGGTTCTTTAATAGGTGGTTTAAATGTTTCTTCAGGTTTAATAATTGATAATTTATCAGTATCTAATATACCAATTTTATTTTGAATTTTATTAATAAATTGTTGAGAGTTAATAATTTGTTCTCCAGTTTTATCGATAATAGTTGGTAGTTGTAAATCTTTCTTTTTCTCAATAAAAAAATCAAATTGGGCGGGATTTTTAGGAACAGGTTTAACTCTGAGTAAATCTAATGTTTCGTCCATATTGAATTATATATATATATAATTTAATACATTTTAATTAAATATATTTCCTAAATTAGATTTTGTTATTATATTGTTCAATAATTTTAATTGCATTTTCACAAGCAAGTTGTTCAGCTTTTTTTTTAATTTTATGTTCAGCTTTAGTAATAAATACTAATAATTTAGAATCAGTTTCAAGTTTATTATGTATTTCCTTAAATGATTTCAAATCTTTAAACATTATAGCTTTATTAAGATCAGCATTATGAATATTTTGTCCAAAACTAATATAAAGTCCCATAATGTAAATTTTATCAGAATCATTTTCAAATTTATCTTGTAATTCAACATAATCCGGAGTAAGTTTAAATTCTTTTTGAACAATAACTTGTAATTTATTTTTGTAATTATCATCATTGGCGATAAGTTTAGTCCAATCTACGTGTTTTTCAAAAACATGTTCAATAAATATTTGAGCCATTTGTAAACCAGGGCCACAATTAAATATATTTTCGAACCATCCATATTCATCTTTAATGTCTATACGATTATAATCAAGAAATATTGCACCAATAAATGCTTCAAATAAACATCCAAGTTTTTTTAGATTAGTTCTGATATTTTTTTCCTCTGCATGTCGTGAAATAATATAATATTGATGTAAACCTAATTCTAAAGCGAGTTTTCCAATATGTTCATTTTTAACAAGAGCAATTTTTTTTTCAGTCATAAAACCCTCATCTGCTTTTGGAAATCTTTTATATAAATAATATTTGGTAATACATTCTAATACACCATCACCTATAAATTCTAATCGTTCATTTGATTTTGTTTTAAGTGGTAAACAATCATCTGGTTTTTCAACAATTATAATATTTGATTCTTCATTTTCAAGTTTAGGTTTTTTAGTATATGATCGATGTATAAATGCTCTTTTGTAAAGTTCTAAATTAAAAGGTTTAGCAAAAATTCCATAGTTATTTAAAATTTCTTGGATATTATTAATTTGAATTTCTTTATTCATTAAATTATAAGGATTAAATATTAACTCTTCGGAACTAATAATATTATCATCATTAGTAATATTATTAGATTCTTGATCAGACTCATTATCGCTGTTATTATCTTTAAAACATAAATTCTCAAAAGATGTTTGAAACATACTATAATATATAGTATATTGTTTTTAATATTATTTAAAACAATTTTAAATAAAATTAAAAAAATATATTATCATATTATAAAAAAAGATGCCACGAGTTAACTTAATAGGAGCAAGTAATAGACACACTAATCAAACATGCCAATATGGTTCTATGGCTGGATTAGCACCAACCACAAATGTAAGACCTAATGTAACCGGTCTTCCTGGGTATAAAGTAGGTGTAACAGCTGCTAACCAGCATAATAATGACGGAAGTTCAATTGCATCAAATACAACATCACTGGGTATGGGATGTGGTTTAGGTAAAAGATGTAGTGATGGAACCAAATGCTTAGGACATTTAAATTTGATGAATGGAACTAATACAATAGGAACTTTTAAAAGTGGACGCTCAAAACTACTTGGTTAAATTAATAATTATTTTTGTTAATATTATAAAAAATAATTATTTAAAAATTAAAGACTATTAAATTTAATGAAATTATATATTGATAATCGCGAGCCAAAACAAATAATAAATTATTTAAATATTTTAAATGAAAATACAAATTATATAATAGAAGTTACAAATTTAGAATTAGGAGATTATTTAATTTATGATGAAATAAATGATAAAACATTAGTAATAATCGAGAGAAAGTCATTATCTGATTTAGAAGCAAGTATAAAAGATGGAAGATATAATGAACAATCTTTTAGATTAAATGGTAATTTATTAGCTAATCATAATATATATTATTTAATTGAAGGTAATATAATAAATTATAAAAATGATAAATTTAGAAACACTTTGTATTCATCGCTAGTGTCTATAAGTTATTACAAAGGTTTTTCAATTTTAAATTCAGTTAATAACATAGAATCGGCTGAAATAATAAATAGTTTTGTAAATAAATTAGTAAGAGAAAAAAGTAAAACATGTTATTATAATAACATAGAAAATCTCTCCGAACAAAAAGAAGACTATGTAAATGTAGTAAAAACAGCAAAAAAAGCAAATATAACTCATGATAATATAAATATTATAATGCTTATGCAAATACCAAATGTTAGCCATCAAACTGCAACAACTATAATAAATAAATTCAAAACATTAAAAAATATGATATTAGCTTTAGAAAATGATGAATATTGTTTAGATTCTCTCAAACTTGAAAGTTCAAATCGAAAAATTTCAAAAAATATAATTAATAATATAAAACAATACTTAATAAATTAGAATATATATTCTAATTGTATATATAATAATGAATTCTACAATGGAAATTTATAAAAATATTGCATATACTGTTTTATTGGTATTATTTATAGTCATAATTTTTAGTTGTTTTAATTATCAGAAACGTGTAGTTCAAAATTTATCTTTTAGAGATATAAATAATTTAAATTCAAATAAAGAAGGATTTATAAATAATAGTAAGTTAAAAGAAAATAAATATAAAACAGATGATAATTTATTAAAAATGATTGAAAATAAGTTACGTGCTTTAACAGAAGAACTAGGAGGAAATGAAGGAAAAAAAGAAGTAAAAAGTTTATTAACAAATACAAAAAAAATAGTAAATTTAGAATGTGCAAAATGCATGATGAATATGTTAGACGATAATAAAGGGGCTAAATCAATTGATCTTGAAAACTTAATAGAAAGTGATAATACTGAAAACTGTGTAAAATGTAGAAAATATACAGAATTATCTAATACTATTAATTCTATGATTGATAATTTATAAAATATTAATAATATTAATTTAAAAATAAAAATATTATTAATAAAAAACAATGTATCGACTTATTCCTCTTAGAAATTTACGCAGGACTAAAGGTGTTAAATTTGATGAAATGGTTCCATCCGATATTCCAAGAATTCACGGAATAGATAGAGTAATTCATGGTCCAAACTCAATTTCACCCGCGCCAGTAGAAGAAATAGTCCCACCTATTAAACGACCATGGTATATGCATACAGGACAAGATGATAATTTATTAGTTTTACAAGGAACAAGATATATTGATATTTTTGATCCAAAAACATTAACTAAAGCGTCATTTATAGTAAGCCCCGATAAAGTATATAAAAATGATAAACTCTATTATGATGGCGCGGCAATGATAGTATGGCCTGCAGGTATATTCCACAGAATAATAAGTGGTGTAGAAGGTAGCATTAGTGTAAATTTATCAACTAGAACAAATAAATTTAATTTAGATGATAATTTCAATATTTATAATTTATGCACAAGAACGGGGAAATATGATGTAATTAAAGACGGCTTTGAAGATCAGCCAGATTTATTTTATAAATATCCAAATGAGGAAATTAAATCTTTATTTAAAAATTAATATTATTAGTTAAATACATTCATATAAATATAATTAACTAATGCGATATCCATTATTGGTTCCGATAATAGGTCATGGAGCAACTGATATAATAGATATACCAGAATTAAGTATTTTTTTTAATATTTTTTTTTCTGTAATTATATCTAATATTAATTTAGAAAATAGAAAAAAATTATTAATAGGTAGTTCAATATATCATATAGCACAAGATATTCCACATAAATTAAAGTATTTAATTTCGTCGATTATTCATTATATATGGTTAAAAAAACCAATTATATCAAAAGTACATTTATTATTTATTCATATGCCATTACATTATTATAGGATTTATTTAAGAAAGAATAAATGGAAAGAAAAATATATAATAGGAATATTAACAAGTATAATAGGAAGTATTTTATTAGAAAATAAAATAGATTATAAATTAAATAAAAAGTTAGGAGAATTATGGTGGATAACTCCAATATTAACTCATATAATATTAACTGAAATAATAAATATAAATTTTGTTAATAACATTTATAGATTTAATAATGCAAAAAAATTCAAAGTAACTTACATTGATTATTTATTAAAGTAAGTTTTTTTGAATATTTAATAAGATTTATTTGTATATTTAGTATAATCATATCATTTATATAGTCATAATAAGGATCATTTAAACTGCATTTATATTTTTTTAATAAATGTTCTAACGTATTATCAAGTTTATATTTATATGTATCGTTATCATCATTATAAAAATAAATATATCCATGTTCATTTATTTTACCCGATAAAGTAATTTCTGAAATAAATTTTTTAGTTCGTTCATATTTAATATTTTGTTTTCCGATTAGTGGAATATTAACAGAAGTATAATATTTATTACCAATTGGTGGTAAAATATTATTAATTAATAATAACAATGTTAATGACATATTTATTATAATAATAATAATAATAATATTTTTAATACATATTATAGTAATATAATATGTATTAATTGCACTAGCCGAGAATCGAACTCGGATCACTTGCTTGGAAGGCAAGTATGATAACCATTACACTACTAGTGCTTATTAAATAGATTTAAATAATTATCTTTATATAATTTTTAATATAAATTATATAATTCATTTTTAGATTCTATATTGAAAATAATATAATATATATTATGCTCTATCCCTACTTCTATGTTGGGCTCTAATATAACGAACTGCATCACTTTTGTTTAAAAAATTATGTGCTCTTTGCACATCTTCAATTTGTTCGGTAGATAAGCCTTCGGGATTAACCTCATTTAAACGCGCACTCAATCCTCTTATATACTCTGAATTTGGATTAAATCTAGCAAGTAATGATTTTTTTGTTTCTTCAGCCTCGTCTCCACGTTTTTTCTCATCCTCAGTTATTAGTGGTTGGCTATTAGGATCATCAGAGTTGTAACGAGGATTGATTATCAATTGTAAACCACGACCACGAGATTTTTTATATCTTAATTTTTTTACATTACGAGTTTTGTTATTTTTTATTTTTTTTACATTACGAGTTTTGTTATCTATTATTTTTTTTACATTACGAGTTTTGTTATTTCTTACTTTTTTAACATTGCGAGTTTTTTTATCTATTATTTTTTTTACATTACGAGTTTTTTTATTTCTTAGTTTTTTTACATTACGAGTTTTATGATTCATTTACTATATATATATAATATTAGTAAAATTAGTTAATATTATATATTATGCTACATCTGTGTATCTATATATTTCTCTACCTTTATAATCACCATCTTTTAATGCTTTATTAGTGTATTCTTTTCCTCCCCAATTAGAATCCATTGGATTTCTAGATTTATGTGTTTTTTCATTATATAAAAAATCTAAAGGGGTATTAATTCCTACATTTTGATTGTATTGGTCAAAACCAGAATACATTCCAGTATTAAATTTTATATCAGAATTAGGTGTAGAATCTAATGTAGCATCTAGCATTTTATTTTTTTCAAAATAATCTTCAGATGTTTTAGCAGATAATGTATCTGATTTAGTAGTGGATAATCCGCCAGAATTTTCAAATATAGATGGTTTAATTTGCAATAAATCGTTATTTTGCGTATCAGTTGTATATTGAAGATATAATACTGGACAATTAATATTTTGAGATTTCTGCCATTCAACAAATTCAGAATATTCTTCTAAACTATTAAATTGAATAGGATTAACGCCTGGAACAGCAGCTAATTTAGAATTAAATAATAAAATTTTTCCATCTTTTTCAATTAACATATTAGGACATCTATAATTAGTTGATTTTTTTTCTTCTGTATTATTAGAGAGATTTTCATAAATTTTCCCCGAATTAATATAATAAATTAACCCTAATAAAAAAATAAATAACATTGCTAAAATTTTATAATTAAATACCATTATTAATTAGATTATACAAATATAATATATTTTTTTATTTTATAAAATATATTATAATATTATATGCAAATAATTGAATTAAAAAATAAATTTTTTGATAAAAAAGCAATAAAAGATTCATTAGAAAAAAAAATTTGTTTAATAGGAGTATTCAGTAAAATGTGTATTCATTGTAAAAATATGAAATCTGAATGGGAGTTTTTAAAAAAAAAATTAAAAAAAATGAATTCAAATACTATATTATTAGAAATAGATGCTAGTCAATTAGATTATATAGATTTTGACGTATTAAAAAATTCAATAGATGGTTATCCATGTATAATGGTATTTAGGAAAGGAAAAAAGGTTAAAAATTATACAGGTAATAGAACTTTGAGTGATATGTTTAAATTTTTTAAACCATACATAGTAATTAATAAACAGAAAACAAAAAAAAATAAATCAAGTTCTAAAAAATTTTCAATTAAAAAAAGAAAATAGTCACATAATTAAACTCTTAAATTAGGGTTAACACATATATCCATTGTTGGATAAATATCACCAGACATACATTGCTGTCGTTGATTAACTTTTGCGCAATTACGAGTATCATTTATTTTACCAATGAAGCAATAACCTTGTTGTAATGCTTGTGTTGTAACTGGTTCAGGTTGAGATTGAGAATCAATTTTATCTATTTTTTTATTACTATTTTCAGGATTAACAATTGAAGTATTTTTTTTCAATTTATCTTGTAAAAATCCAATACTAGATGTAGTACCAGTCGAAGCAACATCTACTATATTTTTAGCGGTATCAGAACCAGTTTGAATAATTTGTTGTGTGCCAGTAGAAGCATTAGATACAACATTTTTACTTGTATTACCTGTTATTTCTCCGGCACCGGATATAATTGGACCAAACAAATTAGTTAAAAAATTAGTTCCATCACTTAAATAAGTAAAAATATTTAATCCTAAGAATGATAATAGAATAATTAATAAAATAATGAATAATATATTTCTGAAAGTAAAAATAGAACTAGCAGTTTGAATTGTGTTTGAAGCAACTGTAGCTGCTTTTTGAGATAAAGAAGGTTTAACAAATGATTTAGTGTTAACTATTGAATTTATTGGAGTATTAATTAATGTTTCTAATTCATTTTTTGGTTTACTTTTATAAGAAGATAAAATAGTATTTTGAGATTTTTGAGAAGTATTAGATTTAATGCTTTGTGTTAATTTATTAAGTGATTTTCTAATAGATTCAGCCATTATATAAATTAATAATATTATATAATTATTAATTTATTGCTAAAAAATATATTTAAATATATTAATAATGAAAACAAAAAAGAAAGAAATATATGATAGATTAGTTAAAAATATAAAATTGTCAAAAATGCAAGAAAAAAATAATTTATATAGTAAGATAAGCACACATAAAATAAAGTCTTATTCCCCATATATAAATAATAATTTAGATGTAAAGAAGTTAAAGACACTAAAAAATAAACGTGTAAATTTATGTAATAATTTATTAGAAATAAATATAGGAACTATAAGTAAACCAAAATGTTTATATTTTAATAATATATTAGTAAAAAAATTTTTATTAAAAAATTTAATGGGTTCAAAACATCTTGATCCTGACAAATTTATTGCACCTAAACAACTTTACTCTAATTGTTGGTTTAATACTATGTTTGTAACATTTTTCTTTAGTGATAAAGGTAGAAAATTTTTTAGATTTTTTAGAAATTTAATGATAACTGGTCGTAAAGTTGATAATACTAGGCTCGAAGATCAAGAATTAAGAAAATTATTATTTGTATTTAATCTATATATTGAAGCATCATATAATCAAGATTCAACTAAATTAGTTAAAAACAAAGCAAATTTACATGAACAAGTAAAAAATTTAACATCAAATTTGGATACAAATTTTTTAATAAAAAAAATATATAATAGAATAAAAAAAATTTCACCAGAATATAGTTTACCAAATATGGATGAAGCGGGAAACCCATTAGAATTTTATAAAGTAATAATGAGTTATTTAAATTATGATACTTTAAAAATTTTAACAATTGATTTGGATAGTAGTTTAAAAAAAAAATATAATACAATTGAAAATATGTTAAAATTATATTTTAACAAAGAACAAGATATAATTATATTTGAAGATCATGAAAGTAAAATTAATTATGATACGGAATACGAATTAGAATTAAATAATAAAAAATATAAATATAAACTAGATAGTATAATATTAACAAATAAATCTCATTATAAACCAAATACAAATAGTCATTTTGTAAGTGTATTAACAATAAATAAAGAATATTATAAATTTGATGGAAGTAGTTATTCAAAATTATCAAAATTTAATTGGAAAAAAATTTTAAATAAAAATGTAGATTGGACTTTTAAAGAGAATCCACTTTATTATCCTGAAAAATATAATTTTAAATATGGTTATAAGATTTTATTTTATTATCGAAGTTAATTAAATTCAAATTTAAAATTAATTTATTTAATAGCATATCATAGCTAGTTTGAAAAATAATATTAATATAATAAAATAATATAAATAATAATTTATAATTTATATTATAATGGTAAAACTAAATGAAAACCCAATTGAAGATTATTATCGCGAAAATATAGGTAAAAACTTATCATTAAAAAAAGTAAGTAAACTACTAGGTATTAAATTTAAAAAAGGAGTTTTTTTAGCAAATAATTCAATAATATTAAAAAAAGTTGAACCATTTGAAGTAGGATGTGGTAAGAAATCTATGATTATTTTTAGATATGATCAACAATAGAGTAATTCTTCATGTGGTTGTGTTTGTGTTTGTGACATTTTTAATTTAATATATTCTTGAATTTGATTTTTAAGTTCAATGTGTGGTGTGAGTGTAATATCATGTAAAATTAATCCAGTAAGAGGAGAAGTATAACGAGTTAAAAACCAACGTTCAATTGATGATCTATCATATGTATGATTATCACTTGTTTTTACAGGATCAACCATTACTTCTTGACTAATACTACAAAAATATTCATGAGGAATTTCATTGTTTTGTATAAGAGTTGATAAAACGGCAGGATTAAGAGGTTGATTGTTCATAGCTTCTAATTTTTCTTTTAATTTAGAAATAGTAATAATAACTCGACGCACACAACGAATCTTATTATTAATAACATCTAATTGTCTTGCATAGCAATTATTTTTATTAAATTTAATTCGCCGGTTTGAATTATCAGTAGAAAGTAAAATATCTGTATATGATTTGTCTTCACTATAAGCAGTTTCAATAATTTTATTTTGATTTTGTAAATATGGAATCCACCATTCATCACTTAAAGACATTAAATCACCTTGACGTTCTGAAACTCCTCTACACCATTGCCATACTACAATATGTTTATCATATAAATCTAAATCTTCTGGTAGCCAAAATGTATTAGTTACATTGATTTCTTGTGTTCCATTAACAATTACGTCTGAAGGTATTTCTACATTAAATATTCTTTCAGAAAGATTAGGATTATTTGTGATTCTCCATTCACCTCGATATTTTTTAGCATAAACTTCAATATGAGTCATATCAGAAGTCAATTGAATTCTTTTTACACTTCGCATACCTCGTGGTTTGTATCCATGTCTTCCAAAATTAATATTTGGCGTTGTTTGATAGCAACCTACATGATCAAAATGAATAGTAGCATTAAAGAAATCGCTTCCTAATAAAAGATTAGTTGAAATAGTTCTTTCATAATCAGTTCGATTATTATATCTCTCTTCAATTCTTTTTGCAATAGGACGAGGATAAAAATCAATCTGTTGACGAAGAGGATCTAGAGAAATCCAAATAACAGAATCAGTGGACATAATTAGAAAGTATAGATGTTTAAAAAATACAAATATAATAATCAATTTTTTTTGTAAATTATAAACTATTAATTAATTCTATTTTTTCAATAGTTTTTTCCATATTAGTTTTTTTTATATTTTTAAATAAATAATCAGTGTTAGGAGAGACTTCATTTTTTTTAATATCTTTATAAAGATTATTTATTTTTTCAACAATTGCTTGTATTTTTTCGGTTTCATTAGTAATATTAATATTAAAATCTATATTATCAGTAAGTATAGAAAATGCATAATAAATAATATATTTTCTTTTAGATTTAAATGTAGGTTTATATTTAATAGTAAATAAACTATATAATGACTTAATAAGTTTATCAATAATTGGTAAAACATTTGTATTTTTATTAAGAGAATTATTTGGTTCACTATAATAAAATAATATGTCCCATACAATCCAAATAATGTCATTATGAGTTCTATTTGGGGCATAAGTTCTTCCTTGACAAATACATTTTTTTTTCTTTTTTTTACAAATGTTTTCATATTCAATTATCCATTCATACCAATAACAACAATCAATAATATTTTTATTATTGATACTATAAATTAGTTCATTAAAAGGTATAAATAATTCTTTAGGATCATCATCTTTAAAAATATTTTCTACAAAACTAACATTTGGTGCTTTAAATTTATTACTAATGTTAGTTAAATCAAATTCTTCATGTTTATTTAGTTTAACTTGCTGATAATTATGTTTTTTATTTGAAAAAGAAAGTATACATATAATTTCGCAAAATAATTTTCTAATTTTACTATTATTACGCAAGACAATTATATTACTAGAATAACCAGAATTAATTATATTAATAAAATTATTGTATCTCATATTCAAATAAATTGGTAATTTAGGATTTCCACTATGAATATATTTAGTTGCATATAAAATAATGATATCCCATAAATCTAGAAAATGTCCAGCACATATAAATTCTGCACTCCAATAATTTGCATTTTCAATTTTACAATTATAAATACAATTAATTAATTCTTGTCTAGCTTTAGATTTTTGGAAATTAGAAAAAGTAACATTTTTAAACTCTGTTCTTACATCGTCAATATTATCAGGGTCCATATATTTTTATAAAATAAAACATAAAAAATATAATATAAATACATATTAATGATATTAACAGATTTTTATAATAAAACATATAGAAATATTAATAGTATATTTAATTCCTTTAATAAGCTTAATTTGATAAATAAATTATTTTTAATATTTTTAATATTAGTATTTATGATAGTAGTATTTAATAGTTTTAATAATATACCGGATTTTTATTCATTCGAAGGTTTTATGAATAATGAAAATAATGAAAAATATGTTAAAAAAATAGATGATGATGCATATGATAAATTTTATATTAGATATTATGATGCAATACATTTGAACAAAAAAAGAAATGAATATGAATTACAAGAAATAAAAAAATTATCAAAAAAAGATAGTACTAATAAAATTTTAGATATTGGTTGTGGGACAGGTTATAGTGTTAAAATTTTTACAGATGCAAAATATGACATTGTAGGATTAGATAAATCAAAGGCGATGATTTCTAATGCAGAAACTAATTATCCTAAATGTGAATTTATTGCCCAAGATTTCTTAACAAGTAATATGTTTGATTATGATACTTATAGTCATATTTTATGTTTAGGAAAAACAATATATGAAATAAAAGATAAAGAATTATTTTTTGAAAATTGTAATAGTATATTATCAAGTGATGGATTTTTAATTATAAATTTAGTTGATAGAGAAAAATTTAAACCATATGTTCAAAATAAAGATATAGATACATTATATGATCCAGAAAAATATGGTAAAAAAGTAAGTGAACTTATAGTAAAATTCAATGAAAATAGTGAATTTATATCAAAATACAAATTAAAAAATTTAGAAAATAGTAATAAAATCGATTCAAGCACGACACCATATGCGGTTTACAATGAAAAATTTTCTAATTATAAAACACATAATATAAGAGAAAATGAAATAAATTTATATATGCCTGAAACAACTAAAATTCTTAATTTGGCTAAAGCAAAAGATTTAAAATTATTTAAAAAAATAGATTTAAAACCAGTAGGTTATAGAAATGAATATTTGTATGTATTCAAAAAATTAGAATAAAATATAATTTATATTTTAATTAATAAATTATATTTATATTTATCTTATATATTTGCTTGCTCTAGCAAATGAATCTAAAACAAAAATAATAAATATACCTAAAAATAAGTATAATATTAGTTCTTCAGTTATATGATTTGTTTTTTCATTATGTTGCTCTTCTAATAAATGAATAATGTAGTTTAATTTAGTAATTAATTGATTATTATCATAATTAGTAGATGCCGAATAATTATTCAAACCCTGTTTTTCATTTAAATTATTTAAATATTCTAAATTAGATTTATAGCTATCTTGAAAATTGGAATATTTAGAATTAATAGCACTTCCTAAAATGGATGTATTATTTGAATTATTATCAATATGCGAATTCATTTTTTGTAATTCTGTATTTATTAAATCTTTATTAGTGTGTTCATTGGTTACATTAGTCATTTTTTCATTTACATTAAAGTTATTTTCTTCCTCTTCTTCGTCTTCATTATCGTGTAATTTTGATAATAAATTATTAATATTTGTTAATTTAGTTTTATTTTCATAATTTTCATCTTGAGAAAAATTAACAGTTTTTCTATTTTTATATGTTTTATTATTACTATTAAGAAATTCTTTAGTATTTTTTTTTGGAACAACTGTTTCTTTAGTAGATTCTATTGATGCTGGATTTAATTGATACATTCTATTATAAAAAAAGAAGATAATAATATTTTAAAAAACTACTAAAATTTGAAATATATTTTATCTAAATATATTAATGAGTTATAGTAAAACATTTCAAAATATACTTAATAATAAAAGTTTTAAAGAATTCACTACGGGAAACTTTTTAAATAATATAAGTACAAATAAATTATTTATTGGATTAATGATGATTTTTATGAATTTAGGTTCAAGATATATAGAAATTAAATTAACTAAAGGACAAGAAATGGTCTTGAAAAATATAGCACGAGAAGTATTAATTTTTACTATAGCATTTATGGGATCACGTGATATTTTTATTGCTTTAATTATTACTGCTGTTTTCATAATTTTAAGCAATTATGTTTTTAATGAAAATAGTAGATTTTGTATTTTACCCGAAAAATATAAAAAATTTGTTGATGTAATGGATACTGATGGAGATGGAAAAGTTTCCCAAGAAGAATTAGATAGAGCATATGATATTTTAAAACGTGCAGGCGAAGAAGAGCAATTACAAAATAAAATAAGTATGTTAAATAATATAGCACAATAAGTTGTATTAATTATTATATTAATATAATATAATATAATAATTATGACTAGTATTAATACTAATCCTAAAGAATTTCAAATAAAATTAAAATATAAAGTAGGAAGTGAATATCATTATATAATATTAGATAAGTTTACATATGAAACTATTAGAGATTCAAATATGATAGATAAGGAAAAACAAATAGTTAGAGAAAAAATGAAAATTGATAATCCAACTAAAAATTGGGATAATGATGTTGAAGATTATGATAAACTAAAAGAACATCTTAACATTAAAGATAAAAAAAATTATAAATTTTATATACCATTATCAACTTTTTATTTTAATTTTGATAATCTTAGAGGTTTTTTTAATAAACAACTTGAAATTCTTAGTGATAAAAGTCAATTTTCAAAAAATATTGATAAAAGTCATGCCATTAACGATAGAATTAGCCAATTATTATCAAATACACAACTTACCACAAATATTAATAACCTTATTAGTTATAAAATAAGTCCAAATAAAGATAACAAATTTAATATATTTACATTAACATATAATTCAGAGGATTTTGACAAGCTATTTAATAAAGATATATTATCTAAAATGGGATATAATTCGTATAATATAACAGATAGACAAGACAATAAATATTTACTGCATAGATATCTATATTTAATCTTTTATATAGATTTAGAATCATTTTTTAGAAGACATAATCTTATAATTGATTTAACTTCAGATGAAATATTTACCAGAAAAAGTAGTGAAATATTCTTTAAACTGTGCAAACAAGATAAGATACTTTTGTTTGAATCCCTAGAAAGTTTAAAGATATTAAATAATAATTTAATTTATTTAAATAATAAATTTCTTATGACTAATAAAGATGATGATTATGAAAATATTCCAAAGATAAAAGCTAATAGTAAAGTCTTTAAAATTTACGAATTATTGAATATGGAAGATCCTATTCAAAAATTTATTTTTAACAAAATAGACTCCGTAATTGATTTTATTTATACAACATATAATAAAGATATAGGTAGTGAACTACAACGATATAAGAAATATCTAGAAAATAATAGTAACTTTTTTATTAAATGTGAAGAAGAAAAAACTGATAATAGAATAAACAAATATTTTGAATCTTTAGAAAAAAATTTTACAGAAAATGAAGCTATTAAAGATTTACGTAGTATAAGATATTCTTCAAAATTTATTCCTAAATATAACACAGATAATGGTAGAAAAGAAATAATAAAAGAATATGGTAAATATATATTAAGTGATGAATATTATGAGAATTCTGATATAGATAAACTCTATTCTATATTAAGATCAGATACTAGAAGATTATCTTACATAATCACTTATTATAATATTTTTAAAATATTAGAAACTTTTTATCTAACAAATGGTTGTATATTACATGAAAAAATCTTTCAACAAATATTTAATCAAGAAGATGGAGAAAATGAAATAAAAAAAAGTAAAAAAAAAATTTATGTTAAAGTTAAATCACTCAAATGTATAAAATATACGGAAGATTTGTTACGTGAATCATTTGAAGATGATAAAATATTAACTCCTATTTATGAAATAGAATTTGAAGAAATACCAATTCATTCAAATTTAATATTTTATATAAATATTATTGATTTATTAAATCCTAGTAAAAAATTAGAATCAGCAATTGAAAATTTACAACAAGAAGAAACATTTGAAAAAACATCTTCTAAGTTTGAAATACAAAAAATAAATTCAGAATCAGAGATTTATAAACAACATAATAATAGTATGTTTTCAAAAAATAAAAATATTCATCCTACTAAAATTTTTATTGACAATAACTTAAATATACAACGATTATTAAATAAATTTAATGTTATAAAAAATAATAATAAAATTTTCAAAAGTTTAGACGTTGAAACAATTGAAGATGCATTAATGATAACTAATATATTTAATATTATGATAAATGAAAAAAATATAATAAATAATAATTATGATCATGATCATGATAATGATAAAGTTTTATCAAAAAATATTTATGATTTTTATATAAAAAGATTCTACTTTGAAACTGGTAAACATTTATTTATTAATGATAAATATGCAGAAATTAAAAATGTTGAATTACGTCTTCTTAATAAAATGAATATTAATGAATTAAAAAATAATAAATTAGATTCGGAACAAACAGTTGAAGCTAAATATTATAAGAATATACCTTCAAAAATTACACGATTAGCAATTGATAAAAAGGATAGCTCATATTATCTATATCTAGATATTAGTGTAATTTTTAAAAATTCACCAACTGATAGAATACCAATAAAAGACCAAATAAATTACACAAATAATTGTATAGGACGCGCAAATATTTTAGATAAGTTATTATATAACACGTTTGGTATAAGTTATAAAAAAAAATTTCTAGAAAATAAATTACGAAAAAAAAATGATTCAAATAATTTAACAAGAAAAAAATCATCAATAAAACCTATAAGATCTGGTATTAAAGAAGATGCAAATAAATCGCGAGAAAATAAAATATCTCAACAAAGTGGTGGTAATAAAAGTTTAACACGAAAAATAAGAACTATTGAAAATAAAAAAACATTAAAAAATTTAATAAATTATTATTCTATTTAGATCTAATAACAATGATATATCTCTAAAAGATAATATTTTAGACTTTATAAACAAAATAGACACCAAATATAATGCCAATATTAATTCTTAATGTTTTTTATTAATAAAACTTTAATTAAACATATTTAAACATATTTTTAATTAAACAAATAATAAACATATATGTTTCATTTAATATCTCCTTTTACATATTTTTTATTTGTTAAATCTTTTTCTTTTATCGATACTTGTCCTAATAATACATTTATGATTAAACTTAGAAAAATACATAATATAAATCTTTCTATTTTATCAGTAATTATGTTATTAGGATTTACTTTCGCTAATTATCAAGAAAATAAAATTTATCCATTACATAATTTACTATGTAAACCTTATAACAATAATTATTATGCTTTTATATTTTCACAATTATTTCTTTATTCTAAATATTTAGAATGGTTTGACTCATTATTTCTTCATTTATCCAATAAAAAAATATCACAATTACAATATACACATCACATGTCAACTGCTATATTAGTTTATGTTAATATTTATCAGGGTATAGAAAGTTATATATATGTACCACTTTCCTTGAATTGTTTTGTACATATTTTTATGTATTGGTATTTTGCATATCCAAAAGGAGTATTAGTTAAATTTAGAAAAATTATTACGATGAGTCAGATAATTCAACATGTCAGTGTTTTATATATAGCTATTTACGTTAGATACTCGGATAATTGTAAAATTAATAACTATTCAAATGGTTTAACAATTATGTTATATTCAATGTATTTTTATTATTTTACTATATTCTATATAGTAACTTATTTTAAAAAAGAAATTAACCCTATAATAAAATTAAAAATTTAATAAATTATTATTCTATTTAGATGTAAATTATAAAAAATTGAATATTATAATGAAAATTTTTTATTATTTTTAATTATGATTTTATATAATTTGAATAATTTAGAACTTGTTAAAATTATTTCAAGACCATCAAAAATATCTAAAACACCATATGTTGCGGATGTAGAACTTAAAGATGGTTCTATAGTTCAAGCTCATTGTGCTTCGCTTGGTTGTTGTGGATTATGTGAAAAAGAATGTTATGTTTTAGCATCTCCTATGTTATCAAATTGTCCCCAATCAAAATCAAAAGTATGTAGTTATAAAGTATATTTGGCAGAAATTTATGAAGAAAAAATTATTAATGAGAAAAAATATATTAATAATCAAGTCATTGGTATTGATCCTAAATTAGCAGAAACATTAGTAGAAAAATCTTTAATATCAAATTGCTTTCCTACTTTACAAAATATAAAAAAATACAGACGTGAAGCAAAATTAGGAAATTCTCGATTTGATTTTATTGGAATTGATAGTAATAATAAATATTTTATATTAGAAGTTAAAAATGTGCCATTAAGTGATTATGCTGATGTAAATTACATAGAAAAGAAAAAACTTATTAAACAGGACGCATTTAAAAATATGAATTTTAATGAAAAAATTTCATATTTTCCAGATGGCTATAGGAAAACTAAAGAAGCAGTTGTTAGTGAACGAGCATTAAAACATATTAATGAATTAGCAGAAATTACAATATCCAAAATTATTAGACCTATTATTTGTTTTGTTATACAAAGAACAGATAGTGGTTCATTCCAAGCATCTAATATTGATCCTACATATAAAAGAGCATTTAATGAAGCAGTAAAAAAAGGTGTAGAAGTAATTATATTAATGGTTGAATGGAATAAAAATGGACAAGCTAAATTTGTTACATGTGACTTACCTATTAATTTATAAATTATCAAAAATTTCTTTAAATGTATCTAAAAATCCATTAACTAATTCGTCGGGAATTTCTGAAAAACTAACAAGTTTTTTATTTAATTCATATCTTTCTTTTGCACCTTCATTTTTATCTAATGTTTTTAGAAATAACTCTTTATTTTCATAATATTTTTCGGTGGTTTTTGGTCCACAGCCAGTTAAAATTGGGGGGATACAATCTGATTTATCACCTAAAACAATTTTATAAAATAAATTTTTATCTGCTTCCGGAAATACCTTCTTATTGTCTAATAAATTTTTAAATTGTAAATTAAATAGTTTTGTATTTTCATCAGAAAGTTGTAGATAATCTTGGTCATTTGTTATAATATAAATACTTGATTCTGGATATTTTTTTCTAATATAATTTTTTGTGATAGCAACTATATCATCTGCTTCTAATTTATCATATTTTAAAATATGTTCTACTCCTGCTTTTGAAATCAAATCATTTTCATATACTAATTTAAAAAACTTTCCTCCCATAAATGCATCATCTTTATATCTGCTTTCTTTATATTGAGGAAATAATTCATTTCTCCAAATTTCTTTACGAGGACAATCTCTTGCCGCAATAACTTTGCATTCTTCTTTATGAATTTTAAGTTTTTTCTTAATATTAGTTATTTGTTCCAAAAATAATTTTGTAAATTTTTCAACAAATTCTGGGCATTCTGATGGATTTTCTGGTAATGCAATATCTTTTTTTGCTAATTTCCACCATTGAAGTAAAGCAAAATATCTATAAAATATAATATAACTTGTATCCAATAATAAATAGTTCATATATTATTATTATTATTATTAAATGTTTAATAGATAATAATAATCAATTTTTATTCTATTTCTAATTATTTATTATTTATTATTTTAAATTATCTATAAATACTTTCAAATTATAAAATATTTTTTTTATCATTAAACCAATTAAATTTTCCATATAAATTGGTAATTCATCTTCCATAATTAATTGAAAATGTGTTTCAAAATCTGTATTAACTATTTTATTTGTATTATTTTCATTAGATAATTCTAAAATATTTGTATTTGTTATAGAAATTTTTATTGTTCCAAAGTTATATAAAATTGCTTCATATTTGTTTTTTTCCAAATTAATTGATTGCAAATATTCTTTAACTAAATTTTCATTTATTAAATTAATATCTTTATTTGTAAAAAATATAGAATTATTTTCATAATCTATTATTCTTTTTGTATTAAAAATTATATATTTTTGTTTTATTCCTACTTCTTTAGCAATATGTTTTAAAATCATTAAAATATCAGCCTCATTATCATTATAAATTTTTAATATATGTATTTTTTCTATTAAATCTGGATTAATTTTATCTAATAATTCATAAATATTGTGACTCAAAAAATTAGTTAAATTTATTTTAGAACTATTAATATTGTTCATAGAAAATGCCAGTTTATAAGTTTTTGTATTATCTTTTAAATATGAATCTAGTAACATATTTCCTTTATCACAAACTAATGTATTATTTACTTCTTGAATAATCTCCATTAATTATTAATTATTTAATTAATATTTTATTCTTAACTTATTTATTAAATAATCAATAATTTTTTGATTATATTTTATATTTCTATTAATTTATTTATTTGTGTTACTTCTTTCATTACGTTACTTTGTATTTTCTTAAGATTGGGAGATAATGAATATATTAAACTTTCTATTATTTTTAACCCAAAACATATTTCACTAAATTCTTTTGATAAATTAAGATGATATTTTTTTAACATTTTTGATAATTCAACTAAAAAAGCAGATGACAAGTCTAAATTTGAATATTTTTTCAATATTTTTATTCCATTATTTCTTAAATTTTTATATTTTTCATTATTAATATTTTTTAATTTATTTAATTTATCATTTTCTTCTACTATTACGTTTATCAATTCATCTATTTTATCTATATTATCAAATTTTTTATTAATATTCATTTCAGCAAAAAAATAATAATATGAATTTTGATTATTTTTATTTGGAAAACAACATATACCAAAATCTATTAAACCTAATTGATATTTTGGTAAGCCAGAGTTATTTTCATTTATATAGAAAAATAAATTACCAGCATGAAGATCATTATGAATAGCACTATTGTATAAAATACTTATTACACCAAATTTTGAAAATAATTTTGCGAACTCTTCTTTTATAGTTGAATCATAATCTTTAATATCATTAATAGTTAATCCTTTAATATTTTCCATAACAATAACATTATTATAATTATTTGTAATCTCTTTATAAACATATGGAATTTTGTACTCGGGTAAATTTTGATTTTTTAATCTAAACATTTCAATGTTTCTAGCTTCTATTACAAAATTAACTTGATTTAACAAAGATTGTTTATTATCTAAAAATAGTTTATATAAATTTAGATTATTTAAAAATGGAATATAAGAAATTATATATGTTAAAGATTCTATCTCATTTAAAGCACTATTTAATTTTTTTTCGATATTATTTTTTAATATCTTAATAACTACTTTTGAGTCATTTTTATTGCCATCTAAACCTTTAAATACTACTCCAATTATACCTGCATTTATTGGTTCTGTTTCTTCTAATCTAATATTTTGATTCGATTAAATTTAATAATTCATAATCTACTTCTTCATTTTCATATGGAACATTATCGGTATATTTTAATAAATACTCTTTTTCATCTTCATATAATATATTCTTTTCCAAACATAAAGATTGAAATACTTTTACATAAACAATATTTAATTCTTCAAGTTTAAAAGTAATAGATTTTACTAATTCTAGTCTTTTAATTCTTGGACGTTTTGTAAAATAATAATAAATAAAATTTTTTGAATAATAAGCGATAATATTATATGAAAAAATAAAAAATAAATTTATTAATCTAACAAAAATATTTAATTTGTTAATTTTGTTATTCGAAGAATTTTTAATCATAATAATAAAATTTATATATAGCGTTTAAGTAATTTAATTAATAATTAAATTTTTATTTTTTACAGAATTATCTTTATCTTTATATTTATTAAATATTTCTGTTAACTTTTCAATATATAAAATTTTTAATTCTTCAATATTATTTGTTTCATTTATATCAATGTGATTACCTAAAACAGTATAGAAATTTATTCTATTAAATATAATTTTTCCTCTTGGAAACCAAAAACCTGTTATTCTTTTGAAATAATAAAATATATTAAATATATCACTATCATACGATTTATAAATATTATTATTACCAAAAGTATAAATAGGTACAAGTGTTAAATTATTTTCGATAGCTAATTTAAAAAATCCTTTTCTTTTATTTATGATTAAATTAGTATTACCAATGTCACTATATTTGGCCTCTTCCGCTCCACCTATAAATAATCCTATAGACTTGCCATTTTTTATAAATTTTTCAATAATTGGTTTTGAACAATCTATTGCACCCATAAAAAGAAATAAATCTCGTATAATAGGAATATAAAAACCAAAACTGGCAATACCAATATATAATTCATTTGTATATCTCAATGGAAATAATTCAAATAAATTTTTGCATATAGGTAACCCTAGTGATCCTAGAGTTCCAAATGGAAATAAACCATGGGGATGTAATCCTATTAAATATTGTTTGTGATTATCTATTATTTTATATTCATTAAATATTTCATAATTACCTATTAATTTAAAAAAATAACAAAAAGGTTTAAAAAATATATTTTCTAAAGATAATTTTCTATTACCCGTATATTCTGCAAATTCTAAATATGTTGGTAAATACAATAAAAATAAATAATTTATATAAAGGTTTTGTATAAAAATAAACAAATTCGAATATAAAAATAATATAAAATTTAATTTTGATGATAATAAAATTAAATTATTTGGCATTTTATTATTTCTATAACTTGTTCCTTGTAAATGTCTGGTATTAAAATTTAATAATATAAAATTTAAAAATAAATATATAGGCATATATTCAATACTTAACAAATTATTTAGTATTTTATAATTGTTTTCAATAACTAATAAAGATAACCCACTTAATAACTTTATATACATAATTTTATTATATATTATTTAATGTAATGTTAGTTTAAATAATAATTAATTAATAATTTAATTATATTATATGATGCAATTTAATATATTAATAATATGCATAATTTTAATATTAATTATTTTAAGTTATTTATTTTTAAATTATTTTAATTATTTTAATTTAGACGATGATTATATTAGTAAAATATCTAATTTTAAAACATTTATTTATTCTATTGCTTGGGAAGACTTTAAAATAGATTCAAAATATCTTAATATATGTGAAACAGATAATGTATTAATGATAACTACGGGTGGTTGTAATATATTAAATACATTATTATTAAATCCTAAAAATATAATTAGTTGTGATTTGTCTCCAGCGCAAAATGCATTATTAGATTTAAAAATCTCTGCTATTAAAAATTTAAATTATGATGATTTTTGGCAACTTTTTGGTTTAGGAAAACATGATAACTTTGATTATTTATATAATAATAAACTAAAAAAAAATTTAAAATTATATTCTTCAATAGATTTTTGGGATAAAAATTTAAATATTTTATCTACAAAAGGATTATATAAAAGTGGAAAAATATGTGAACCAATGCATTTTTTAAAAATTTTATATAAAAAAAAATTTGAAAAATTATGTAATTTTAGTAATATAAATGAACAATATGATTATTATTTAAAAAATATAGAACCAATATTATTTAATAAAAAAACAAAAAAAATTATAAATAAATGTTCATTAGAATTTGCAGGAGTTCCTAAATCACAAATAAAAATTATAGGAAATGGTGAATATAGTCAAGATATATTATATAATTTTTTAAAAAATAGTTATAATCTTGTCGCCAAAAATTGGAGTATTAAAAATGAAAATTACTTTTTTCATGCATTATTAATGGGTCATTATACTAAAAATAATTGTCCTGAATATTTAAAAGAAAAAAATTTTGAATTTTTAAAAAAAAATGTAGATAAAATCAAAATATTTAATGGTACTTTAAATGATTATATGAATAATAATAATACTAAGTTTGATAGATTTATATTATTAGATCATATGGATTGGTACGAAGAAGAAAATCAAATAAATGAAATATTTAATTTAATGCAAAAAAATTCTAATAAAAATGCTTTTGGATTATTTCGCTCTGCAAATTCTAAAAGTTGGATAACAGAATATATTCAAAAAAATAAAAATATTAATTTAATAGATTTATGTCATGAATCTATTAATGATAGATTAGCAACATATCCAGGATTTTTTAAATTTGAAATAATTAAAAAATAATAATTAAAAAATAATAATTAAAAAATAATAATTAAAAAATAATAATTAATTAAATTATAAATTTATAATTAATTATTTTAATAAAATTATTAATTATAGAATGTTTAATAATCTACCTGATAATTATAAATATTTGATTTATACTTTACTTTTTATATTTTTAATACCTATTGTATTTATTTTTTATTGGTGTTTAGAATCTTGGTTATTTAGATCTTATAGAAAATTTACTTACTATAGACGAGCAAAAAAATTAGCAATAGAAAAAAATAAACAACTAGTAGTTGTTGGCGACCCATATTCAGGAGCTGGTACTACTAAATTTATACAAGATACTATGAGAAATATAGGGTATCCACTATATGAATGTGGCGATTTTACAATCGATATAACAGGATGTCCACAATGTCCTAATAAAACAGACAAAAGTTTAGAATTGGCTTTAAAAGATTTATCTGATAACTGTTGTGTTCTATTTGTTTCTGGTACATTAGAATATGTAGATGCAGATATGGAAGAAATGATAAAAGATATGAATAGAGTTTCAGGAGGAGATATGTTTATCGTTACTGTAAATGATTTAACAGGTCATTATTTATATAATTTTAATCCCTTAGCAAATGATTTTACTGAAACATTAAATAACCCTTTTAAACAAAAAAGTAAAAGAATTATATATAAAGCTCCGCCTAATTATGATTATTTTGATTATAAAGATAATCCAAATTATGGTAATTAAATAATAAATAAAAATTTCATATAAGTGATTATGTTTAAAATAAAGACAACATTTACTGTAATATGCTTTAACTTTAATTAATTTTAAAAATAATGGCAATTTAATTAGATATCTAATGATACTATATTTTTATCTGATTTTTGTTTTCTTTTTGATTTAGGAACTTTGGCATTTGTTAAATCTTTTAAGTCATCTATACTAATTGTTGATGATTCTTTATTATCAACATTTATTTGTTTTGTTTTTAAACCACTTAATAATGAATTTATTTCACTTTGTCTTGATGATGGACCTCTCATTTCAGGTCTCGAAATTCTTTCTTCATTATCAGTATTTCCTTCATTTTCATTAATTGAAACTCCTCGCGCAGACATTAAATCTGGTCTATTTGGTAAATTTTGTGTTCTTTGACTTCTCTCCGGTAATTTAGTTTCAACTGGTGGCGGTGGAGGACCTTCATTTATGTTTGCTGGCATGTCTCTTCTCATAGAAGGACCAAATCCTAATCCAGAATCATTTTGTTGAGAACTAGAACCTCCTCCTCCAAATACACCATTCATAAATCCTGCAAAACCTGGATTACCATTATTACCCATTGTATTTACTGCCGCTGATGTAAACTGTTTCATTAATTCCGGATTTTGTTTCATTATATCATCCATACCAGGCATTGCTGATTTAAATAGTGTATTTGACATATGAACCATTACAGCCGAGCCGCCTAGTTGAAATAAAAGTTTTAGTTCAGGTGACATTTTTGCCTTAGATTTATATTTTTCATGTAATTCACCAAATATTTCATCATATTCTTCTATATTTTCATTTAATTGTTCTCCCCATCCTTCTAATTTTATATCAAATGGATCAAATTTATTATTTAAGAACTCTAGACCAGTTACACACGCCATTAACATCTTTCCTTGAAATTTCATAGAATTACTTTTCTCTTTTTCTGCTACTATTGTTTCATATTCTCCCATCATTTCTTGCAAATCTGATTCCATATTGTAACGTTTGCTTAATGTTACTCCTTTTCTCTCTAACTCTTCTAATTTTCTTAAATATTTGAATTTTTCTTTTAATTCTTCTTCTTTTGTTAACTCTGGTTTCTTTTCTACTTTATCTAAATTTATAGGAACGTTATTAAATTTACCAAATCCATCCCATGTTTTATTTTCATTCATATTTGATGTTGCTTTTCCTAAATTTGTTTTCGCTTCGTCGTTTTGAGTTACCGTTTTTACATTTGAACCATCTTTCTTATCCCCAAATAATCCGCCAAATATATTTTTATTAGACGATGATTCGTTTATTTTTTTATTTGTTGTAGGTTCAGAATTAATTGTTTCACTTAAATCATTCAATTCATCTTCTAATCTTGTTATATCATCTATTTCTACATTAGAACTACTTTTTTTTTCTGTTTTTTTATCATTCATTAATAATTCTATACCACTTCCAAAATTTACAGAAGGTCTTGCTTCACTTTCTTCTATATCTAATTTTAAATGTGGTTCATCCAATTCTCCTAATTCAATGATATCAGGATTTAATTCTATGACATCCATTTTATTATGTTTTAATTAGAAGTTAAATTTTTAAGTAATACGAAAAATAAATATATTATTATTTAAAAAAATTAATATATTTATCTTTTTTTTGTTGGTCTTCTTCTTTTTATTGGTCTTCTTTTTGTTGGTCTTCTTCTTTTTGTTGGTCTTCTTTTTTTTGTTGGTCTTCTTTTTTTTGTTGGTCTTTTTTTACCGCCTTCAAGAGTCGATAAATCAATACTTTCTCCTTCTCTAAATTCTTCATCACATATCAAAAAATAATGTCTTTCACTGGACAATAATATTTTTAGTGCACTATCAATAGCAGTAGAAATTTTCAGATAATTTTGATTTGTTATTACTCCGCGTTCTGATAATTGGTATAATTTGTGTTTATTATACTTTTCAATTATCTCGTCCGCGTTAGCATAACTAACTACTGAAATTTTATTTTCGGGGCTTAAAAAATAAAGTGTTGCTAAATTTGTTGCTGTTGACATTTTTATAATATAACTAAATATTTTATTTATATTATGATTTTAATTCTATGACATCCATTTTATTATGTTTTAATTAGAAGTTAAATTTTTAAGTAATACGAAAAATAAATATATTATTATTTAAAAAAATTAATATATTTATCTTTTTTTTGTTGGTCTTCTTCTTTTTATTGGTCTTCTTTTTTTTGTTGGTCTTCTTCTTTTTGTTGGTC